GGGCATCCCCCTGCGCCTGTAAAGCGGCTTCCGGTGTCCCAGCATTGGCTTCTATCGCCCCCGCTGTGCTGTCCATGAGGGCAGTGCCGGCCTCTTCTCCGCCTTTGCTTAGAAGGTCTTTGATGGAACCAATTGGGTCTTTGAAAAAGTCGACTATCATGCCGCCAAACGCAACAATGCCATTAAAAACTCCCTGTGCGACAGCCTTAACCAGTTCGATACCCGCCGCCAGCAAGTCTGGCAGTGCTTGAATAAGCCCCTGTATCAGTGCAGCTATGAGTTGCGGTCCCGACTGTATCAGCATAGGCAACGCCTGAGCAAAGCCCTGTATCAGACCTGTAACGAGCTGTATTGCCGCAATTATCAGCTGCGGCAGATTTTGTATAAGCCCGTTCGCAAACGTGATAATGGCCTGATACGCCATCGGGATAAGCTGTGGAAGCGCCTGGGCCAGTCCTGTTATGAGCATCATTATAAGCTGCAAGCCCGCCTGCAATATCTGCGGCAAAGCCTGTAAAATGCCCTGAAGCAGCGTCATAACTATCTGCACCGCCGCCGGGATAAGCGTGGGCAGTGCACTCACCAGCCCATTGAAAAGGGCCATTACTATCCCCATTGCTGCATTCATAAACTCCGGCAGCATAGGAGTTATAGCCGCGATTATCTGTGTCAGCGCGTCCGGGATAGCCTGCGCCAGATTTGAAAGCACAGGCATGATATTGCTTATAACATTGGTGAGGGATTCCGCCATATTCCCGATTTTCTCGGAAATATCCGCGTTTGGGTCTCCAAGAGCTACAAGAAAGTCCTGCCATGCCGCCGTAAGGGAACTTATACTGCCCTGGATGGTCTCACTTGCCTCAAGGGCAGTGGTGCCCGTGATGCCCATATCGGTCTGGACTTTATGTATAGCCTCTATTATTTTGTCGAAGGAAACATTATTAACGGTTTCCGCCGTGACCTTCATGGAGTCGCCCAGCACGCCGCTGTCGTTTATAAGGCGGGCCATTTCCGAAGCTGTGCCGCCATAGCCCAGCTTGAGATTGTCAAGCATGGTATAATTTTGCTTGGCAAAGCCCTTATAGGCGTCCTGGACGGACGACATGTCCGACCCCATTTTGTTGACGTTGTCCGCCATGTCGGTAATGGCGAGATTGGACATCTCAGCGGCTTTCTTAGTGTCCCCGCCAAGCCCCTGGAGCAGACTGGCGGAAAAGCTGGTGGTCAGCTCCATATACTGATTCGCGGACATCCCCGCCGTTTTATAGGCGTTGCTCGCGTAGTCCATGACGATATTGCTGCTGTCCTTGAACAGCGTTTCAATACCGCCCGTCAGCTGCTCATAATCGCCGTAAGCCGCTATAACTTCCTTGCCCAGCTTGACCGCTGCGGCTCCCGCCGCGCCGGCAGCCACGCCAATACCCTTGAGCGCTGTTTTTGCTATACTGCCAAGAGAACCAAGGGCTTTTTGAAACCCACTGGCGTCCCCGTCAATTTTAATTCTGACCTCGCCCGCAGCCGCCATAGTGCCACCACCTTTACGTGACACCATCGGCGCTCCGGCACTACTTGGTGTTAATTTTTACCTCAAATTCCTTTTTGCAATTGCGCCCCTTGCACCTGACCCACACGCCCCGGCAGACCGCTGTCTTAGGGTCATAGACCAGCGGCATTTCGTAGCCGCAGTAGGGGCATATCACCTTTATCTGCGTCTTTTCAATCTGTCACACCCGCTTCCTCAAACCGCCTTGCAACGTAATCCTTCATTCTCTGGTCTCGCTCTCTGAGGCTCATAACGCTCTCCACGCTCCGCTTGTTTTTCAAGGCGTAGATCTTCCTCAACTTCTCATACACTTTCTTTTGGGCCTTGCTCAGTCCCTTCAGGTCAGCCGTGCGGTAGCCCATGACCTTCATAATCTCGCTCTCCTGGGGCAGTCCCCGGAACAACGCCCTGAACTTCCACCAATGCATGTCGCTCTCATTGAGGTCAATGCCGTAAGCCGCCATAAATGAGGCGTATATAAGTTCCGCGTCCTGTTCAAAGCAGTAGGCTTTTTTGGGAGCACTCCCACCGCCCTCGACCTTGGAGCTCTCCGGCTCCTTCCCGCAGCGGTAGAACCATAACAGCCCTTCAAGTGCCCCGTTAATGTCGGCGGGGACTGTATCGAAGCAAAGGGACAGAACTGCTGCTATTTTCTCCGCGTCTGTCAAATCCGGGTCCTGCATTATAAGCTCAAACTCTACCCAGATATAAAACGCGGTTTCAATCGGCCAGACCTGCCCCCCTATACTCACCGTTTCGGGCGGGCGCTTAGTTAGGAGGCTCATTCCCTATCAAGCCCTTTTCCCGCCGCCTTCAGCGCAGCCCGCCTTGCGGCCCTGTTGGGAGCGGAGACAGCTGCCGTATCGACCTTAATGTCGGAGGCTATCTTGTCAAGAGCCGCTTTCTGCTCATTGACCGTGTTTACGAACTCTCTGAACGCCTCTATGCACTCCATGAGGTTGGTTTCCTCCCCGAAAAGCTCCCTATGGAACCCCTCCCCAAAGAGGGTATCGAAGAAACTGAACACGGCCCCGCACTGTCGCCGAATGGTGTCTCCCAGTCCCTCGCCGTCCTTTTGGCCAACGGCGGAGTACATATCTTTAGCCGCTTTCTCGAAGAGGTCTGCATTATCAGCGTCGAAGATATCAAAATCCAACTCTATGTCACGAAAAATCATAGATTATACTCCTTCCGCTGCGGCGGTGTATGTGTATTCCGTGGGGGCCTCGCCCGCTTTCCTCAGTTCAATATCTATCTCAGAGCTTTCACCCGCGTCCCCGGAACCGTCGGAGTTCACGATAATGGACCCACGTCCCTTCTCGCCCAGCCCGTTCAGCAGGCAAAAGTAAACGTAAGGGCGCACCACCGTATTTCCGGTGCCGTACTTTATGGCGTGGCTCAGGGCGAAATCCTGGAACTCGTCTCCTACGTACCTGTCGCCGCTGATAGAAAAGCTCCTCTGGTTGCTGGTCTTGGTGGTGGACTGGCCGGCACGTATATAGGTCTTGTCCTGAGTCTCGGGGTTGAGCTGACTGTCCAGCCCGGAAACACCCATCTGCGCCACAGCATAATCGCCCACAGCGGCAGCTCCGTCAGCAGAGCAGTCCACAGCTAAAACAAAGTCGTCATTCGTTACAAAGCCCTCAAATTTAGGGTCCGGCGTCTTTCCTGCCATAAGTTCGCTGAGTTTCATTCTTTTATTCCTCCTTTGTAATAATATGTAAGTTTCATGAGTATCTGCCTGTCCTCGTCCCCATCCTCATAGGAGGCAAGCTTTGCGGCGCGGGTAGTGGGCTCTATCTTGAGCACTCCCAGCCCCTTTCCAATATCCGGCCTCTGTCCCTTAGTCCAGTCACCCATGCGGTTCAAAAGCTCGTCGGTGGAGAGCCGGTCATTGTTGGAGGAGGGCCGAATACGGTACACTATTTTAAATTGGTACTCACCCTTGTAATTCCCGCGCATATAGGACTTCACGACCTCCGCGCTCTGGATGGGAACCAGAGCCATAGAGGGTGCATTCATCTCCAGATTGTCATAATTGATGGTCTTGACAGGCTTGTCCGGGACCTTATTCAGCCAAGACAGCAGCTTCCGCCCTATCCGCTCCTGCTCCTCAAAGCTTGCCAGGCTACGTTTTTTATTCTCCAAGAGCTTTCTTCACCGCCTTTGCCGCCACGCGTTCCCACTCTCCCATATACTGAGCAGCAGCCGCCTTGTCCCAATGGGGCTGCCCGCTTTGATCTAGCTTGCGGCCTGTGGGTACCTTCGTAATACCCTTTTTGCTCCAGGCAGAGCCCGTGTTTGGGTCAACAAACAAAATACCTTCGTACTGGTAATGCGCGTAAGGGGGCCAGTAGACTATTTCGTTTGCCTCGACCCTGGCGTTTGCAAGCTGCCCGCTCTGTTTGGGGACAAACTTTTCCATGTCCTTAGCGGCCTGAATCGCAACAATGTGCTCTACCTCTGGCATCATACGTGCGGCCTTGCTCATAAGCGGTTTTAAGCCCGAGGTATCAACAGAAAGCCCCATCAGGCCCCACCAACTTCCCAGTGCTTCAGCCGCCCATAGTCCTTTTTGTCAACCTTTGTAATGTTGTACAGCTCGGAATACCGCCATTTAAGCGCCTGTACGGACATATCCGGCTCCACGACTTCCCCCCGTATAAAGAAGGAATCGGCCTGCCCTTCTCCGTCCAAGCTCATTGTCCACAGTCCGGTCTTGGCCTCGGCCCTGTCGAACTCAAAGGGCTCAGCATAGGTCTTGGCCTCCCCGGTAATCCCGTCCACTGCCTCCACATCGAAAGGTATATACATATTTACAGCGTCTGCGGAATCCGGCCCGGTCAACCGGGCATTGGCAGCTTTGCTGGCATCCACCATCACCCCGCGCAAAACGGTTATAAAACTGTGCTGGGTAACATGGAATTCATCATCTTCCTCTGAAACCACGTTATACACGGTCACAGTATGGGGGAACATTCTCTTTTGCATTTGCACCTGCCTCCCCGATAAAGGAGCCCCGTAGCCTCCAGATACACCCGCGCTGTTTTCAAAAGCTGCCCCTCATATTCCGTGGCGTAGTCCGCGCCGGTAGTAAAGGACTGCGACCAGCCCCCCACTGTCTCGGATTTTAGCTCCCCCTCCTCAGAGGAAGCCGCCGCCTTGGCCCTCTCAGTGATTTGGTACAGTTCCGCCAAAGCGCAGCAACATTTTTTCACCTGGGGCAGCTCGGCATTTTTCACCGCCCGCCCCAAAGTGATATAGTCTATATACTCGCTTGCCCTCTCCGCCAGGGGGCGGAAATTGTCCTCAGTAAGAACCCCGCCGTAAAACACGTTCTTGTAAAACTCATAGTCAGCGTAGGCCATCACTCCGTCCCCCTAACAACTGCCAAAATATCAGCCTTGTACATGGAACCGCTGACCCCCTCGATACCGTGGCCTTCGGCGTAATCCAAAAGCTCAGCCTTTGTCATGCGGTCAAAGTCCACGGAATCAGAGTGGGAGGCCGCTCTCAGCGGTTCGTTTATTCCCCCGAAGCCGCCTTATACACCGCGAAGGGGAAGGGGTTGGTAATCTTCTCGTTATAGGCCGTCAGGGGATTGGAAATCTCCCAGCCCAGCCGCATGACGGCACGCAGGGCCACCATATCGTTCTGCATGAGGTTATATTTTATAGCCTTGCTGGTGGGGTCCTGAATAACGCCCTCGGTGAATATCTTGAATGTCATGTCCTGCCGTATGGCGTACACCAGTTGGCTCCAGTCTCCCACTATCATGAGTGCGGCGGCCGGGTCATAGGCTCCGTTGTTGGGGAAATACATGTCCATGCCGTCCAGAGCGTAGCGGGTACTCCCCTGCATATCGGTTTTAAATATGGGCTGACCGGTAGTGTCCACCAGCCCGCGCAGTTTCGCCCTCATGGAGATAGCTGCCATAGCCCCGTTGGGTATATAGCCGTCCTCCTCCACCTTAGCGATAACTCCACCCTCGCCCATGATATCTGCGAAGATGTTGGACGTGCCCGCGACAGTGTTTCCTGCCGCCACAGCAGAGGGCACAACACCGTCCCGCCATGTAGTGGGCTTATCCGTCCCGAACAGCACGGCGGCGTCAATGAGCTTGCCAAAGGCTTCAGTCAGGCGCGGCCTCACTTCGCCCCAGATGTCGTAATCCGCGTCGTCCAGCACCGCCTCCGGGATAGGCACGATAACAGCGATTTCCTCGGCGTATATTTTCTTCTTGTCCCAGGCCATGTTTGTGGTCTGCTTGAGCGCGGGCTGTTCGGTGTCGTCATTGGAAGGCTCCCCATTCACCCAGTAAGCAGTGGGCAGCGCGTCCAGGACATTGATGGTCTGTGTTTTGCTGGTCATGTTGGGCAGGCGGCGCGCCATGCGCAAAACAGCGGATTCTGCCACCGCCCCCTGCTGTATCTCCCTCGTTACAGGCTCCGGTATGAGCCCAGAGAGCTTGTTTCTGTCAAGAATAGGCATTTTGTTGCTCCTTTCATCTCATAGCGCTCCTTATGAGCGCGTTCATAGTCCCGTTGATACTCGTATCTCTCGTCCCGGTCCCCACAGGGGCCGTCCAGTCAAAGGAGGGCTTGGTTTCTCTGCCCGCCATGAGGCTGTCCACGGCCTTTTCAAAGCTGGTCTTGTCGTCAACAAGCTTCGCGGCCTTGAAAGCGATAAACTCCGCCTCCTCACCGCTCAGCCCCTTAGACAGCACGTATTTCTCACGCTTGAGCTGTTCCAGCTCCGCCTGGGCTGAGGCCAAGGCCTGCTTTCCCTCGTCCCTCTCTCTGGTGAGGTTGTCCCACCTCTCCTTTTCTGTCTGCTGGCTCTCCTTCCACGTCCGAAAAGCGTCCAGTTCCGCCTTGTCGGGCATACCCTTCATCATTTTGGCAAAACGCTTATCAATAATGGCGTCCACCTCCGCCTGAGTGAAGGTCTGCTCAGGCGCCGCGGCGTTTTCCGTCACCGCTGCCGGGCTCTGCGCGTTAGTTTCGGTTGTCTGCGTGTTTGTTGTATTGGTATCCATAATTACCTCCGTTTTCGGGCCGTCGCCCTCGGTTTTACGCCTCTCGGCAAAATTAAAAGAGCCATCAACCGC